GGGTTACCTGGGCAATCAATGGTTAGCGTTCGTCCTTTAAGGCTGGCCCGGCCCAACTCGCGCTGCGCCACCACCCGGGCTTCATTTTCGCTCTGATAGCGCTGGCGCAGGACGGTAAACGGGGCAATCCCAACCTGAACCACCCGCAGCTTGCCTGCCGCGGCATCCCACCAACTGGTTTGGCAACCTGCGTATTTAGCGCGGGCTTTTTCCTCAAACTTGGCGCTGATAAATGCCTGCTCGCCGGGGCGGTTGTTCTGGGTCACGGAGAGTTTTACCTCTGGCAGCATCTGGCCAGAAAGCGTTTTGACCTGCCCGCTGTCAGCCAGTACATACAGCTCGTTGAAGGGCTTGCTGACCCCACCGTACTTCCCGGCAAGCCGGGTGATAAAGGCCATGTCGCTTTCATTGGACTGATCGATATGGGGAATGAAAATACCCTCCAGGCTCGGCGCAACACGGGGTGAAAAGCCGTGGCGGGTCACCAGTTGGCGGAACAGCGCCCCCAGGGTAGTCGGCCCGTAACTGGCGGAACGACGCTGCCGATAGCCGGTTTGATCCTGCACACTGAACGGAGCTGCGGTGGCTCCCACCACCAGACGCATGGGAAACAGGAACGGCGTTAGATGGGTAACCACAAACTCGCCCTTTTCCACCAGCCCCGTCTCCAGGTAGCCCGCCCGAAAACCGATCTTCCCGCTCAGGCTCGGCAAGCCTTCCAGGCCTTCGATGTTGAGGGTGAGTTCCAATTGGTCAGATTCAATACCTGTGGTATCCGTATGGCTCCACTGCATGATTCGCTCGTTGAGCAGGGCCGCGTTGGCGCCGTAGAACTCGACGATCGGGGTAAATCCCATTGCCATGAAACCTCCTTAATCCCAGGCCGACACCGGACGCACCGCAGCCGGTCGCGACTCCACTTCGGGCACGATTACCCAAACACCCGCCGGCAAGACCGGGCCTTGCTCAGCAAGATCGGGGTTCAAGCGCCAGAGGTTTTCTTCAGCCTTGTCATCGCAGCGGCCAAGCTCGCGGTAGAGCAGCAGGTTGACCGAGTCACCGGCAATACTTCGTACTCTACGCATTGACGAACTCCTCCAGCACCAGTGTCCAGCCGATCACCAGAGCGGTGCCGTCATCGATCACACAGGACTGATCTTCCGTGACCGAGGTGATGCGCCACAGTCCCCAGTTACGACCGATACCGTCCACCAATGGCAGCGGCGCCCGACCGTTCTGCAGGGCGCGCAGCTCGTCCAGTCGTTGCATGCCCACGGCGTACGCGGCTTTACCTGTGAACGTGAGCTTTTCCAGGTTTTGCCCTTTCTGCCGCGACTGCGGCTTGCTGGCAATAATCTCCAGATTCGCCCAGCCACCGTCCGTGAGGCGGTTGAGACCGGAGTAGGCAAACCCGCGCGACAACCCGAAAATAAAATCCCCCAGTACCATTTGCTGTCGCATCAGGCATATCCCCTTAAATCAGTCAGCGATGCGTTACGCCGCACGCTCAAGGCGTCGGTCAGTATCGGTAAGGTTTGGTATTGCAGCGCCTGAATCACGCCATCGATGATGGGTTGGGCATCGGCAAGACTTACACCGCTGATCTGAATGCTTGGCGCGATGGTGATCTGCAGGTTGTCGGTGCTGGCGCTACTGAGTTCCTTGCTTACCGTGTTGGGTGATGGCAGACGGTCACTTGGGCCGAACAACTTGTCACCGAGCCAGGTTCCCGCCTCGCTGCCCAACAAACCACCGATGGCGCCGCCGACAGCAGTGCCGACACCGGGAAAAATCAGGGTGCCGATAGCGGCGCCGGCGGAGGCTCCCGCCCAGGCGCCGCCCGCGGTGCTCAGGCCGGAGGCGACCGCTTTTGCGTCGCCATTGCGCACGCCCTGCACCACATCCATGGCGGTGTCGACGTACTTCAACGGGCCGAGGCGGCGGGTGCCTACCGATTCCAGTCTGGCAAACGCTCCCGATAAACTCGCGGCCAGGCCTTTGCCTGCACCGCGCGCCACACGGCGGTTTGCCGACGGCGCCGCGTAGGAGGCAAACGAATTACCAGGTAGGTTGGTCGACGCCTGGGCGGCCTGTTTGGCAGAGAACGGAACAAGCGGCTGGCCCATCGCATTGAGCTGGGGCGCGGCATTTGCCGAGGCGGGAAGATGAAGAGGTTTGAGATCCGCGGCTTTGCCATCGACGGTTGCCTTCGATTCACGCGGAATCGTTTGGCCAGGCTTGGGAAGCTTGACGCGCCGCTTCTTCAAATTCCCGGGGGTGCGAGCTTTGTCTTTCTTGCGGACCGTCTCTCCAACGCTTTCGGGTAACTGTGCGGCCGCCGTTTCAAGTGGGCCGGTGGTGCCAGGGCAACATTGCTTGTCGCCACCCTTGTCCTTGTCTTTATCAAGCCCCCCGTCCTTGAACAATTTCCCTACTCCGGGAATCTTGCCGAACGTCACATCGACCAGATTGCCGATCACTCGGGTCTTGACCGTATCCAACAGGCTCGAACCCAAATCCTTGCCGATATCGGCCCCGGCCTTGAGGCCCTTGTCCACCCAGGAATCGGAGGCTGTTGCTGGGTCCTTTTGCTCGTTCTTCGGCGCACCAGCGGCGACATCGACCGTCTTGGTCTCCAGCGAGTTGCCGTTAATGAACAACGTGCTGTTGAGCGATTCGAGGGTCTCGCGCAGCCGCACCTGCTCCAGGGTCAGGCCGTTGATTTCGAGGCTGGCACTGGCCAGCGCCAGGCTAAGATCCGTCAGTGCGGCAGGCACCGCATCCAGGGAGGCAGGCCCGGTCAAATCCTCGGCCGCCGGTGACAAGTCCCCCGAAAGCCCTCGGTCATACGTTTGCCCGGCAAATGCCAGCGCATAGTTAATCTGCATCCCGCTCTACTCCTGTTTGACGCCAAGGCGAGTGATCGCGATGTCGTAGCGGCGCAATGCTTTTCCGGCGTCCCAGTCCAGGATTTCCGCTTCGTTTACCGAGTAAACCAGCGGCACAACATCGAGGATTACTTCGATGTCGCGCTCTGAAAGAAGGCCGCCGGTTGATTTAAAAAATCGTCGATTCGCCCCTGCAGTTCGGTCCAGTCGGGCACGGTCAGGCCCGCCAGGTCGGGGATCATCAGCCCCGAACAATGGGCAGTGATGAACTCAGCGCGCTCCTTGGCCGTGGTGAGTTTTTTCATCACTTTGGTGGCACGCAGCGCGGGCATTTCCAGGGTCACATCAGTCAGGGTTCGGCCCGCTGCGTTCAGTGGCAGCAGCAGCTTCACCTGTTCGGTGATGGTTGAGTGACCAGGCGTGCGGGACTCGTCCAGGAAGAACGAAGCCGGGCGGGTCGACATGTCATGCACGTATTGCGCGATGCTCACGTAGTCCGGGCGTTTGAGCTGGTCGAGCTCTTTTTCCGACAGGCCGGTGGCGAGTTTCGCCAGTTCGAAAAACTGGTCGTCCTCATCGTCACCGGCCCGGGCCAGCGCGTCTTTTTGCGCGGCATAGAACAGCGGTTTTAGTTGAATCTGCTCGATCGTCGCGCCGGTATCGGCGGTGATCGGGGACAGGAGGATATGCAGTGGAGGCATCCAGGCCATGAACCAATTCCTTGATGAAGTTTGGGAGCGGGAAAACCCGCTCCCGGGGACTTACGGCATCAGCACCGCGCGACGGGCATCACCGAGGATGTCGACACCGTTGAGCACGAACTTCTGGGTGCGCACGTCGATGTCGATTACCGGGATGCCGTTTTCCAGGCGGTTGTAGGTGCGGCAGGAGAACTCCAGGGTGATGGCGGGTTTTTCGCCCATCTTCAGCGTTGTCTCGGTCAGCGTTTTCAGCTTGCCGCCGATGGTGTGGTAGGTGAAGTAAGTCTTGCCATCCTGGTCCTGGCCGGCTTCACGCACGTTCAGCAAAATGTCGTCGCCCAGGCGCACGCCCAGGGCAAGCATGATTTCCGGACCCGCGCCTTGCAGCTCCAATGTGGCGTTGAGCGCTTTGGCGCCCTTGGCCATTTCTTCAGCGATGAAGCGCCCGCCGGTCATGAGCTCCATATCGAACTCAATCTTCGGCGGTGCGAACGAGGTGACCGTCGCCGACAACGGCAGGCCTTGGAGGGTGGCCGCCATGGCCTGTCTGATTCGGTTGGTAAACATTAGAGAACGTCCTCCAGGAACTGCTCGATGATTTCATCGCGGGCGTTAAGTTGATA